ATCAATCAATCGATATTTATTTCTTCTTTCAAGCTCTTCGAGAATGCGTAAATATTCAAGTTTTTCGTTGAGGTTCATTATTGTTTTGAAGTGCCTTCGACTTCTCTTTTAGTTCTATCGTCTTTGCGTTTTTTCAACCACATGAGGCATTCATCTAGTTTAGTGATTGCCATTGAGTTTTCTCTACAAGAAATATTCTTGTTCAATCCTTCAATGATCAATTTTGCTGCTTGAATCATTTCGTCAACTTGACAGCCATTCACTCCAAATTCTTTGATCGGGCCATTTTGAATGGTAAATGAAATCGAATTCACATCATGACGAACATAAATAAAATTGTGCGGCCTGATTTCCTTTTCAAACCATGAATAATCCATCCCACCTGACTCATTGAATTTTTCTGGATATCGTTTTCTCAATTCATCCATAACAATCACATCAAAATCATTTATTTTCGTTACATTTTGCAAAGTTTCTAATGCCATTTAATTACTCCTTCATTTGTTTTGTTTTTTTCCGTTTTTCTTCTAAGACTTTCAATCTTGCTTCAAGCGTTTCATCATCTTGCGATTCAATCGGAGAAATTAAATGCTCATTTTCTGTTTTAAGTTTGTCGCTCCAATCGCACAGGTTTTTCAAACTAAAAATCAGCATCGTATCACTGACGTCCGATCGCTTGATGGCTTTTCTTATTAAATCAAATCTCGTGTGTACCATGCTTTGATCTCTAAACTCCGCATAGGTTAGTCCAGTTTCTTTTCTAATAAATCTTTCGATTGTGTCCAATGAACATTTAAAAAATGCAGCACAATCGCTTTGTGTTGGTTTCATTCTGCAAAGGGCTTTGAGTTGAATAATATCAATATTAACTCGCGGTTTCTTTTGTTTTGTCTTTCGAACTTTACTCATTGTTTTGTTTTGCCGATATTTAAGTTATTTTTTCTACTCGATATTATCAACTCGACCGCTGACTTATTCCCATAAACTATTTCTTGTTTATATAGCAGCGACTTTGCCATGTTTAATTTTGATCTCTTTTGAATTCTAAAAACTGGAATAAATCTTTTATCTTTTATTTCATATTCAGAAATAAAAACAGGACTAGCTTGCGAGTCGGCCCATTCTAGAAATTGATTATGATTGAATTCATCGTCATAACTTGCAGTGTTTGCATAAGGCGGATCGCAATAGATAACTGAGTTTTTCTCGATTTCTACTTTTTCATAACTGAGATTAGTAAATGTCAACCGCTCCAACTGCTGCAACTGCTGCAACCGCTCCAACTGCTGCAACTGCTGCAACTGCTGCAACTGCTGCAACTGCTGCAACTGCTGCAACTGCTTTGGTTTTTCCCTCATTTTCTCGTCTATGAATTGAATTAAACAATCTGGAATTTTCGTCTTTCGGTATTGTTCAATTTTATTTCTGAGAAAAAGTCTTTTTTCATTAATAGTAAATCCATCTTTAAATCCATCACATCCAAAAACTTTGCGAGCCAAATCATCAAAGTCGTTGAATACAATTGCATTGTGCATAGATCTTTTATATGGCTCAATTTCTTTTGAAAAAAGATAGTCTTTGCCGTTACTTCCAAATGACCAACACATTTTAATATAAGCGTCCGAATCAAGTTGATTAAAAAACGTGTCCCTATCGATAAATGGAGGTTTAAATTTATCATAATTAAATTCTCCCTTAATTGCCGATTGTATAAGTTCGCAGATCCCAGACCTTATTTCGTTAAAATGAAATTTCTTGAAATCTCTAGGCCGCCTAGTCAGCATTGCATGAGTGACTGAAAACCCACCACCGAATAGATCATAAAAGTGATCGGCCTTTGGCAGTCGCTTGATTAACTCATCGCAAATCCCAGACTTTGAACCCATATATGGCAGTCCATATTTCGCCATCAAAGCACCTTTACTAAATAGCCTCTGTGGGTTAGGTCATCGTGAATATCCATCATTTCCATATCATTCGGGAATTGTACCTCAAGACGATATTTCTTGTCTACATCACCGACGAGACTCTCTGCTTCATCAAGATCAGATACTTCCGGCAATAGTGTGAAGTTTGGAATCGCCAAAAGATCAAGATCAAAATCAGGCCCAAAGTCCAAAACGTCTTGACTGACCATTGCGAGGTCTAGTTCTGCCAATTCTTGAATTGTGTTGTCGGATACCATGAATTGATATTCTTCGGCTTCACTTTCGAAGTCTTGATAATCGACTGGCACAAGTTCGGCTTTTAATTTTAAGGCAGATTCAAGTCTACCATGCCCTGCTACGATAAATCCCGATTGCTTGCTTACAATGATTGGATGACGCCAACCTTGATGTTTTATTAACTTCGAAAGCAGACCGATTTGATGGCTTGGATGCCTATTCGGATTTCGTGGATGTGGAACCAAGGTCGCAGGATCGACCATTTCTTTATATTGACACTTAACTTCAATCATCGCGTACCTCTATTTTTTCAAGCGTACGCATCAAAAACCTTTACTCAACTTTTAACTTTATTTTAATTTAATTGTATTTGACTTTTTAATTGGTCGTTTCCATCATTGGTAAATGGATGATTCAATCGATAATATTTTGAACAAATTGGACTTAAATCCCGACAATGGTCTAAAAAAAGAAACCAGACTTCCTGTCACGTTTTGGATTTCCGAGGATCATAAGCGAAAATATGATTTGATTCAATGCCAAACCAAAAGGCAGCTTGGCAAAATGCTCACCGAAATTATCAAGCAATCCATTGATAAAATAGAGCAAAAACTCGTCTAACGATAAGGGGTATTGATTTGAGACATGGTCATGTTTTGCAAAATGACGATGGGACCAAGGCAAGATGCGGAGGTCCAGGCATTTGCGCTGTTTGTTCAATGGAAGCTTCTCAAGTCAAACCTGATGGGCATGTCCACACAATGCCATTGGACAAAACTCATTCTCATTATGAGAGCTCATATTGCTGGTGCTATCCAATGTTAGCAGATGATTTTACAGTGACCGGCGGCAAAAAGCATTTTTTGCATCGACAAATTCAATAAATTTACATCCAAGTCCCAACAATAACTGGATCGTCCGATTCCGATCTGGGCAAAATTATCTATTATAAGAAATGAACTTTTCTTTCGTGAATGATCGCGCTGCAAATAATAAACGATGCAAAACGTCATCACTCGAATGCCCGTCCCATCCGTGCTCACCAAATGTTACTTCTCTTATTTTTCCATCAATGAGAGGCTTCAAATAATAACTAACATGATAGCTCAATTGACCAAATGGACTATTCCAAATCAAAACAATAGATTCAAATTCTTTATGGTCAGCCCATAAACAATCTTCGGTATGATGCAGACATAATAAAATATAAAGCAATTTTCTATGTTCATACAATTCATGAAAAGTATGATAACCATCCGATATGTCATTATCTTTGATTTCAAATTTTCGTATCATTTGTTTCGTCCTTCAAATGCTTCACGCATCTCGTTTGACTCACAAAATAAAAATATCTCTTCTCAAATTCTCTCAAGGCTTCCGTTCTATCTTGCAATTCATCGGCATATTTTGAACCATAGATTTTTATCATCCACTCCGACCCACTATAAAGTGTGTATTTGAAATCTAATTCTTTCGATCTGTCTGCTGACAACCTTGTGGCCAATATATCGAGAAAATGCTCCCAAAAGATCAAACTTCTGTATTGATGCCTGTTTAGGCCTTGCGACCTTTTCCAGGAATCTTTGAACCTAGCTTCTGTCGAATTCAATGCCGATTTCACCTCATGAGCGATATCTTTTTCAGGCAGCGATTGGAAAGACACGCCATGACTGCTTGCCAAAAATGATTTGATCGTCGGCAAGTGCGCTGGGTATTGAAATTCTAATAGTTTTTCACGCTCCCAAATTTTCGGATCATCATGAATTCTCAGATAGTTCAATAAATGCTTGTCCAAGACTGCCCACTCGCTTTGAGTCATCAAGCCTTGAAAGATATCTTTTGCTTTCAAAAACAATTCACCGACTTCTACAACCTCATACTTATGTCGATAGATCGACTCGACATATTTATTGATCGCAATGCCAGTTCGATAGGAAACTTGGCTTTGAGCTAATTGAATGGATGAAAACCACAATAGAATGACGCATGAAATTGTTTTCACAATTGACCTTTCGTTTTATTTGTTGAATGGAAATGCTTTATTGCATTATGAGCTTCTTTTTTCCGTGTGTTGAAAAATTCATGTCAATAATGAGGCCACAAATAATCATCGGGAAGTTCTAATTTCTTTGTGCTCCAGCACATCAAAGACACAATTGGGACCAATGGGATCAGCAGGATCAAAAGCCCAACAAGAGTAAAAAACATGATCAACCAAATGCACCAATGTTTTATAAATTTGATGATTGAATTCATAACGTGTCTACAATGTCATAAGTTTCGGCAAATACCTTTTTGTCACACGGGTAGAGCTCACGGCCAAGGCCTTTCACGATCCAAGATCATTTCGACATGCTTTTTTTGTTTAGCACTCAATTGCGTTTGTTCACCATGTTTAAATTTGTATTCTAGATCCTCAATCAATTGAATGTGAAAGTCCGAATACTTTTCTGGATCGTTCATTGTTTCAAGCCAAGCGTCATGCACAAGGTCTTTGTCTGACTCTTTTGAATTACTTCCACCACAGATGCCCACAAACGAATCCTCCCAAAAATGGCACGATTGACATTTCTTTCGACCATTCCCAAATCAATTGACTGAATGTGACTTCTTTCAAACTGAATAGGTGCAGATCATACAATGATAATAAAAGAAGAGACATCAAAAAAATAGTGTTGTCTTTTTTTTCATCATTTTGAAATTTCCTCACAAGTTATTTTTGCTCAATGAAAAGCCAATATAAATTGGCGTCATCGATCAATTCTGACTGAGGAGGAAAAAATTGTATAGCTTCAATTTCAGGTCCAAAAATTTCGTTTTTCACTCTTTGCAGATCCGACCAAGAATCAATGGGCCTTGCATCTGACCTTCGAATCATGGCCTTGTCATAGGTCCTGTTTTTTCTCTGAATTCCTAAAAACACTTGCACAATATATTTATTATTTTGCCAAACAAAGTCAGGCCGAAAGTCTGACGTCGGGTTCAATGCAAGATGCTTTTCGATTGCTGTTTTTGTGACGTTTTTGAATTCATCCCAGCCGAGTTTTTGTTTTCTGCGCCCTTCGCTCAAACTTTTCTTGTCGAATTCGCGTCTTTGTTTTCGGTTCACTAAACTAAATTCTCCATTTTTCAATAATATTGTCCAAAGAAGTCTCCTGTGTTTCTGTCAATTCCCCACGGCTCAATAATGTTTGCATTTTATAAACAAACTTCGGATTGAAATTCGGATTATCCTCAACCTGAACCCAATCAAGAATTCGATCTATTTTTTGCTGCTGAATATTTTTGCGAGATTTTTCTAGGAAATCATAAGCAATGATTTCTTCCATTGGTTCATTCGAAATGCATGTCAAAAAATTCGAACTGAGATCAAGAGAATTTCGGATCGTTGAACCTCTAATTTTTTTAGATTCAAATTTTCCACCATTCACAAATTTCGCAATATGTTTTGCTATTCTGGTTCCATTTTTATTTGTGAAAAAGAATCTTTCTTGCAATATGTCGTCGTGTATCACTCTTGATTGAACTTCAACTTCTTCACCTTTATAAAACTCTTTTCTCGAAACAATGCTTGAATTGCTGTCTTTCATTTCAACCTGCCTTTTATTTCCCCTTCTCAAATCAGTCATAAATTCTTTTGCGAGAGAAGCCAACTCAAAGTCTAGATTGCGAATTCTCTTCTCTGTGAATTTGATATTTTTCAAAACGCATTCGTTTTTGGTCTAAATTCTTGACCTTTGGAAATTCACTTGATCCAATTTTTTTAGCATATATATTGATGATGCGACTCCATTTTCACTCAGCTTGCAAAACGCGCTAGGATCGATTCAAATTGTCACCACTAACTCAGACATAGACCTATCGTTTTAAATTCAATCGCGGCGCGTTCTTTCGTCAATTTTGACGTGACCAAAGAAAATCTCAATCAACTTCTCCCTTGTTTTTTCTCAAAACTCGTTTGTGTCTCTGCGTCAAGCTTGAACAGTCGAATAATTGTGCACTCAGTCAAACCCATGATCTTTTTCGCAGTGAATTCCACAATCAACTTGTCGTTTTCGATCACTCCCACTTTTTGCAAAAGATCTTGAGGACCTTCCACACAGTTTGACGTGTCCGCTTCGTTCTGAAAATTCTTGAAGTGAAACTCAAATTCTGCGCGACATGGCTCTTTGATCGGCAAGTTTTTCCGATAGGCCGGTATAGCTCTCAAAACATCAATCGCTGAATTTTTCTCCCAAACGACATACAAAGCCGAAGGAATGTTCTTCCCCTTGCCAATATGCCTTCTTCCGTTTTTCTTGATTCTCACTCTGCCAGGAATCTTGACCTCAAAAATTAAATCACTCATTTCATTTCCCCCTCTCTTAAAAA